ATCCTAATACCTAAACGTGAATATTCAAATATACAACGATCCACATCAAAATCGTCAGGAACCGCCTGAAGCACATCATCCCCTCCACAGACAATATTCATATCTGGGGAGAGGATCTGTGCATCAGTAAGGTCCATTCTTATGGAGACAAGCAAATGCAAAATGAGTTGACTAACTGAGTTAGCAAAATAAGTTAAGACCCAGCCACTTTTCATGATACCGCTTTCGTTTACACGATAGCGGTGACCATTAGAGCAACGGTACACGGAATCGACAGAAACTTCGTCGATTGCATTGACGACATCCATAAGATATTCTTCGAATTCATCATCAGACATATCAGGATGCTTAATCACAAGCTTCAATATAATCCGCTTGAAGATGTCGTAGACATACCCAAACATGTTAAAGTCCCAGTTAGATTTATCTGTTTCTAAAACACGTCCGGACATCCGGCGCCATAGGTTCTCCACGTCCCCCGGAACTTGAGGACTGAAGAATACTACTGGGCTCTTCCTCCAATTTGACACTCCAGCAGACGTCATCGCGCTGAACAACGTCTGATGTTTAATCATCTTGTGAAGAGGAAGTGCAGTTATGATCCGTAACATACAATCATCAATTTTCTTCATCTTATGGGGTTCACCCTTAAGGAAGACCTTGAGATCAAAAGGAGCATCCCACTCCCTAATTACAGTGTCTATCAATCCATCGACACCCAGTTCACGAATGACGTCTGAATTGAGAGGCATCCCATCCGCACCATACGGGTGCCCTGCACTCTTACTACCTTTCACTAAAGTGGACTCTATAATACGGCGAATTCCTTCAACCGATTTATAATCCGGGTCGGGCATATACTTATTATGCTCTAAAAATTTTTCAGCTAAAGCCACAACCCTCTCGATCTCCTTCTCCGTCGGAGGAGCCACTATTGAATTTAATCTATCTTCGTACATCGCCAAATGTTTCACCAAAGAAAGCTCTTCGGCTTTCTTAGTTATAACTGGCTCACCGTATGCGTCAGGAACAAACCCTTGCTTGGCTACCTGCTCGTTAAAGCTTTCTAGCATGTCTAACGCTATAGGCTGAACGGGCGGATAGGCACCTGTAAAAACAGCTGCCTTGTCCTCGACCTGCTCGAAAATATTTGGATTCAACCCCAAAGAGAGGACTACGTTAGGCGGAGCTTGCTCATAATTCAAAGCTGGTTTCTTCTTTTTAAGTTTCGCCAACTCCTTATTACGGGTAGTTCTCCTCCCTCTATCATCATAATACGGGTCGTCGCCATAAGGATCCTGTTCAAGGGTCGGTATGTCGGCCATCTCATCATCTGAGTATCCCGCATCATAATCATCCATAGCGTCCTTATCTCCATACACGTGAAGTTTCGACTGATAGTACTCTTCATTCAAGTACACCACCTGCCCATCACGGCCCATAAAGATATGTTCACCGTCCTCACTTTCTATCCGTCCTTCCTTTCCATGAAACCAAGCTACTTCGCCCCGCTCGGAAATCACTAAGTCTGAACTATACTCATGGGTGTACTTCATCGCGTGCAAAATAGATTCAATACGCACAGCCTCATTTCTGTCGCCTTGAGCGGCATAATGAAGACCAACCATATTGGACCCACAAAACACGGGACCACCCGAAAACCCTTTGTTAGTACTGGCCGTGTGCCATAGAATGTGGCGTCCACTGTCACCAAGGGTCTTACCGACCGCACTTACTAACACGCAGTTATCCAATCCTACCGTACTGATCTGTTGATTGTATAAGGAGGGCTTTCCAACCGGCACCTTAGTAATGCCAGCTGAGTTCCAAAAATCTGCGTCTTTTAGAACCGCAAAGACGTCCAAACACCCGAAATCAACACCCAGGTCAGGATCAAACTCTTCAATAGTCAAATCTCTAATCTTTCTACTGTTAAGTGTGACCTTGACACCGTGCTTAAACGGCACGATCGCCGGTATTCTTGTTCCCGAGAAGATGGTATTGGCGACATGGGCGGCCGTGACCAAATAATCATTAACACGACAACCCATGCCTACTAATTCAATAGCACCCACCTCACTATATGTTACAATAGCAAACACTCCAGGTTTAAAGGCACTCTCATGTAATGTACTGCCGGGCATGGCCATTTCCAAAACAAGAGTAGTATCTTTCGGAGCGTCGGGCACTTGATAAAGTTTACTACCCACACGAATGTTGTACAAATGAGATCCATCGCCATTTCGGGTCACAGATTCAACAAAACCTTTATCCATATCGCCAGTTAACGACGAGCTAGGAATCAAAGTTGGGGTACAACACCATCTGAATAATCGCTTCAGCATATTGCTTAAAGCACGAGCGATGTAAGGCATGGCGCTGAGGCACATGACTAACACCACCACCACCATTATAGCCACGAGTTCAATGTCCAGCCGCTCAACGGCGGTGCCTAAAGAATCGATGGTCTCAATGACGGTCTCGGCTGCGGAACAGACTTTCTCCGCAACAAATAAGGCAGCTTCACCCAGACCCAGCAAGAAGAGCCTGAACCACCTCATGTAAAC